ACAATCAACCGCCGCCTTAATCGCTGCTGTTGTTTTCCCTGTATCTGAGTGACCCAAGAACATATTCAAGTGTCCAATTGCAGGTCCAGGAAGACCTACTGCATCTAAAAAATCTCCACCTAAGTCAAGAAATCTTTGAGGCTTATATTTTGCGGAAGTTGAAAACTTCTCCTTAACTTTATTAAAGTTGTTCTTCTTGATTGCCATTTTGTATCCTTTTTATGTTCGGTAATTTATTTATTTTGTTTTGATTGTAGAATATACTGTCTTCTTCGTAAAGTACTCCAACCTCATCTTCATGAAATGTAATCAATGAAAGAGTGTCACTTTCTTTACTTTCTTCTCTCAACATACCAAATAAAACAGTATCACCTATTTGTTTATTTCTACCTGAGAAATAATTCTTGTCTTTTAATTGACTTAATATTTCATAAGATAACATCTTGTTATCTCGTGATTGTAATTCAATCTCTTCTTTGAATGTCATATAAAAAAAATAAGGGTGGCTTTCACCACCCTTGGTTATAAAATTAGAACGGTAAATCCGAATCTACGTCAGCGTCAGCTTGTGGGTCTTCAACTTTCTTTGATGAAGATTTTGAACCTCCGATTGTTTCTTCAGATACAGTTGCATCTCCGTAAACATATCCACCTTTTTCACTATCCCATTTTGGAGTTTCTCCTCTTGCAATTGCTTCAAGATATTCTACAGGTTTTTTAGAATAAACATCGTTCCATGTTAACTCGTCATTAATCCAAGCATCTGCTTGTTCTTTTTCTGCGTGAACAGGGCCTTGGTCTTCATACATAATTGCAGATACAGTTGTGTATTCTTTTCCTTTCGGAGTTTTTGACTTAGCCAATTCAATGATAAGGTCACGACCAACTGTTGGGTCAGTGATATCACCTTTGTTTCTCCAAATTGGAATGATTTTGTCCAAGATACCTTCGTTCTTGTAATTGTGTTTGAATCTCCAAAACTTTGGTCCGTCTTGTTCATTGTCTCTATCAATAACCTTCACGATATAAAACTTACGTGATTTGTATTGTTTTGCCAATTCTTTGTCGGATTCTTTTCCTGTTGACATCAACTCTTCGTAAACCTCATTCAAAGGTGAACGTTCGTTGTTATTTTTTGCTGGGTCATAGAACTTTTGCCATTGACCACCTACTTGGATTTCATGATACCAAGCTTCTTTGAATGGTGAAGAACCATCTGGTGTAGGGAGGATTCTAATCTTCCTTTGACCTGATTTCTCTTTATCCCCAAGGATTAAAGCGAAATACTTTTTCATTCTTTCGTCTTGCGACATTTTACTTTGGGCCCCGCCCCCGATTTGATTTTTTTCATACTGTGCCAATACGGCGTCTAATGCATTACTCATTTTAAAGTGTTTTATTGTTTATTAAATATAATTGGGAAATCCCTATATGTCAAATTAAAAAGGGACTTTTCAGTCCCCTTTTTTATCTTTTAAATTCGTTGTCGTAACTATCCCCACCACCTGGTTGGAATGAACCTTTAATATCACTTGTGTTGATATCTTCAACTTCATCTGAAGTTAATACATATTCATGTTTACCAGTCTTTTCCATATCTTCTTGTTTGTCATCAAAGAATGTAGATTTCACTTAATTTAGATTCTAAGTTTGAAAGTTGACTGAATAAATTTTCAAAATATTCTTCTTGTTTCGTTTCAATATTCTTTTGTGAATCTACCAAATCAGTGATATCTAATTCTTCGGTACCACTACCTTCACCTTTCTCTTCAGAATTTCCTTCATCGTCAATCTTCTCAACGTCAGGGTCATTCTCAATATCAATTGGTTGAGGTGTTTCTGGTGCTGTAGGTGGTGTTCCTTCAGCTGGCGCTGGTGGAGGTGGTGCTCCCGCTCCTACTTCACCAGGTGCTGGTGCTAATGCTCCTAAATCTGGTGGTGGAGGTGCTGCCGCTTGCTCCAAGATATAGTTATTAATCTTTCTATATCTTTCAATCTCGCTTATAATTTTTTTGTCTAAACTCATTGTTTTATCCGTTTAATAATGTTTTAACTCCTCTTGAAGTTTCAACTCTAACTTTTCTGTTTATTGTTGTTTGGTATCCCGCTCTTTCAATAAGACCGTCTCTTTCTCTAACGGTGTAACAATCGCCTGTGTCTAAGTCACAAACTTGTTTTGTTCCATCTCCGTTATCTTCCTCAGAATATCTTACTGATTTTCCAAGGTAATTGTCTAATGCTGATTTTAAATTCATAAAAATCTTTTTATATAAATATATTGTTATCCTATAAAGTGAATGGTGGACTTGTTACTCCTCCTTGTACTAACTCTATATTGTTTGTTGATGGATTTGTCCATTTTAAATCTTCAGAAGTATATCTAACCCCTAATTGGAACGTTCCTAATGATTTAACCTCAATAACATTTGTATATTTTGTGTCAGGGTTATTTGTTATCACAATTGTCGCCTCTTTCAAGCTTGGTATTGCTGACACGGTTGGCGGTTTGATGGTCAACAAGTTCGGACAAACAAACCTGAATGTAATATAACCGCCCGCGGCTTTTTTAATATTATAGTATGATGTTCCGTTATAGTCAGGTAAACCACCACTAAAAGTTTCTCCCACTCTAATCAAAGACCCTGGTTGGGCATTAAGCACTTGTGCTAATAAAGCGGCAGGAGATGAAGGTGTTTCTGTTACAGGTTTGTTATAAACAAAGTTAAAAGATTGTATTGTTGGTTGAGGGTATTTAACTTTATCAACCGCATCTGCAGTAATCACAAATTGAATTGATACCACCTCATCAGGTTTTATTGGTGTTGTATTAAATGGTACTATTGGAGTATCAAATAAAAGTGTTTTAATATTGTCATGTGTTATTGTGAAAATATTATTAACAACATAATTAGATAACGTGGTTTCAACCGTTGTTTTTAAGGTTTGAGTTGTGTTGTTATTAACCACTGTTCTATTAAACACAGAAACGGTCATCTTAACAAACTTTTTAATAGTCCAAACACCCGCATCTGTGTTAACACTAACAGTTAACTTATCAGTTACATCAGGTGGAGATTTGGCTTCATACTTTGAAACCAATGTCACAGGTGCAGTATTTTGTGGATTAGTATTAGAATTCATAGATGGCGAAACTACTGAGGTTTGATTATTACCCGCATATCCACCAGGAGACGCCGCCTCAGATGCAATAACTGATGGGTCGTATTTAAATAATGTTGTCGTAAGATACTCTCCATAATCACCGCTCACAAGTTTAATTTTTCCTTCTGAAAGAACACCTGTCCCAATTTGTGGTAAAGTTACCCTTAAGGTTTCACTATTAAATATGGTAACATTGTTATTATCTTTAACCACAATTTCAGTATTCCCTATAAAAATCTTAGTTACAACATCTAAGTTTGTTCCATTGATTTGTAAAATAGTTCCCTTATTTCCAACCAATGGTGAGAATGTTGTTATTGTAGCTGGAGGACAAACTTGTCCTGGCAATACAGGTACTGGCGATGGTGTTGGTGTAACCCCAATTTGTTTTATTTTTTCCTCAACCTTTTTCAATTCAGCAATTAAATCCTTTCTTGTTACTTCTTTAATAATTCCAACACTTACACATGATTGTAATGCCTCTTTAAATGAATTTCTAACATCTGTATATTGGGATAAATGAGATTGATAATACCCTACACTAACATTTTCTTTAGGCCAGTTACAAACATAATATTGTGGTAATCCTCCAGATGTTTGTCCTGGGTCTAAAATTCTTGGTACATTCTTTTCAAGTCTTGCTGCCATAAATTTTATATATGAATCAACATCAGTAAATCCTACCAACGGTTCTGAAGTTCCATTTGGTAATCCACTTCCTTTTACATTAATACAAGAATATTGTTTTAAGAAGAATTCTGTTGTTGGTGCCCAATTAATATATAATGAAACACCTCCAAAGTTATTATTAAAACCATTAAATTCACCATTGCCTTTCGTATCACTGTTTTTGACATAACTTCTAACATATGATATTGAATATATAACCGCTTGTAACGCTTCTTTCCCTGGTAATAAAGCAATCAACCTATCTGCAAATGCTTGTTTACTTATATTTGTTGCTTTTGGTGGGACATTTACATAATCAGGATAAGCATTAACGTCAACATTACTTACGCAACTATTTGAAGCGTCTGGCGTATTATCTGCCTTTTGAACTACTTGAGCAGTTTTTTGATTATTAGTCAAACCAGTAATAGTTGGAATATCTTTTTTAATTTTTAGAACTTCTGAAAGTTTGGTCAATAGGTTTTGATTGATACTTTGTAAGAAATTATCTATGGCAGGTAAGTCATATATACCTTGTCTAACA